AACGTAGATGTTGTTTCTCAGAAAGGTGACTACACATACTTCAATGAGGCTGAAGTTAAGACAGGATGGAAAGGTGATTGGAATACTAACTGGGCTGAGATAAGATTGCCTGAACGTAAAGGTAGGTTAGTTAAGCTTTACAAACAACAGAATGGTGTGTTAAACTTCTATATCTTCAGAGCTGATATGAAACAGGCATGGAGAATTAAAGATAACTTACTAACTCAGGATGGACTGAAGGAAGCTAAAGGTAGATACATTACCAAGGGAGAGAAGTTCTTCCATATTCCTTACACAGATGCTGAGTTAATTACTTTAGATAAGGAGGCTGCCTAATGGCTAAGTGGAACTTAGATGCACAACTTGAACACCCTATGATGGAAGAAGCAGAAGCAGATGTTGTCAACCAACCACCACACTACGGCAACGGTAAGATAGAATGTATTGATTACATGAAAGATAACATGGATCACATGATGTTTATGGGATACCTAGAAGGTAACTGCAAGAAGTACTTACATAGATACAGGTACAAACAGAAACCTTTAGAAGATCTCCGTAAAGCTAGATGGTACTTAGATAAATTAGTAAAGGAAATGGAAGGTGAATAATGTTTACCCCGATTATACTACTGTGTTACCTAGAGACAACAACCTGTATGACTTCATCCGATCCTATAGTCTACGATAACTTAGAAGACTGTGAGTATAGTTTAAGGATTGGTGTACAGGAGTTACTCAAAGCTAAGGATTGGAATATAGAATCAGTCCAGTGTTTAAGTTGGTACATAGATACTTAAAAAGAAATAAGCCCCTCGGATTTCTCCTTGGGGCTTTTACTATGTTATATTATAACATTGGTATTAGTAACCTGATTTCTTCTTAACCTTCTTCTTCTTCTTTTTAGATGATGCTTTATGACTTGCACCCTTCATTAGTTTACCATCTGGCATGTAGTGATAACCTTTAGGTGCTTTCTTCTTTTTCTTTGGCATGTTCTTTCCTCTCATTGTTTAGATGCCCACATGTTATCAATCATGTTAGGATATTTTCTACCAGCCTTAGATGCTCTAGCTCTAGCCTTCTTCTTCTGACCATCTGTCAAAGGTTTAGACTTACCTAAAGACTTAGGACGTTTCTTTTTCCATATAGGTTTCTTATCTGCCATTACCACTTCACCTTGTTTGCCCAGTAAGCTGCACTCATCTTACCCTTCTTAATGTTCTTAGCATGACGTGCTTTAAATGCTTTATTTCTAGCTGATCCATCAGGACTACCCTTAACACCCTTCTGTCCAAAACGTATAGTCTTTATCTTGTCACCTTCTTTAGCAACTACAACGTGTGATTTAGTTGAATGACTAGGAGTAGCCTTAGGTTTATTGTAACCTGATACTCCTGCTCGTTCTAGCCTTGGGTCTTTCTTCTTTGCCATTCTATCCTCTTTATTTTAAGGGGTTGTCTACCAGTGAATCATATGCTTTCCATATATCATCTATTTCTGTTTGGTATTTGTCAAGTTTATTATCCAAACTATCAGTGATCCCAGTCGATCTCTCAACTTGACTACGTAAGTCAAGCAAGTCTTTCTGTTGTTCCAAGATTGTTTGCATCTGTGTACTAATCGTTGACAACCTAGTGTTAAGCCCTCTAACATCATTATCTTGTACCGCCTGTTCTAGTGTTTGTATTCTTGAACTCAGCTCTCCTGCCTTGCTATCAAACGAACCTGACTTCTTTACAACTGTTTCTATCCCTGACTCAACAGCATAGAACCTTTGCAATGTGTCATATCCGTAGTAGATACCTCCACTAAGAGAACCTAGTATGGGCAGGGCAGCAGCTATGTACCACCCTTTGAATGTAAACCCACCTACTTTTACTTCTGCATCTTCTATCATAGCTATCCTTACATACCTGCTGAAGCTGATCCATGTTGTAAGATGTATGATGCAGCTCCATAAACATCATCAGCATCTTTCATGTCATCTGTTAGGTAACCATTCCAACCTGTACCATAACCTGTCTCATCCCATGCAATGACAAATTCGTCTATGCTTTGTGTATATGTGATGGCTGTGTACGAACCGATTAGTATGTTGTTGTTAGCTGCATACGTATCAATACTAGCAGTCAACTCTGAGTTGTTTGCAGCAGCCATGAATGCACCAGCTTGTTGTGAGTACTCAGCTACAGCATCTATAGCATTGTTGTAGTCTTCAACTTCAGCAGCTGATATACTGTACTCTTCTGTAGCTAACATATCTTGTAGTACTACTTGCTCAGGCTTTGTGTCAGCTTCTTCAGCAAACTCAGCAACAGATGTAGCAGTCATAAGAACAGATGTAGCATCCCCTAAGATGTCAACAGCTTCTACTAAGTTATTCATTGCAGCTGTGTGTTCTTGGATAAACAACTGATTAGCATTTGTAGCTGTCGCATAGTCATGTGTTAGTACATTATCTCTAGCATCCTCATAGGCTACCAACATAGCTTCTGTAACTTTAGATCCATCTAATGCACCGTCTACTATTACACCACCAACTTCAGCATAACCTACAGCACCTATACCTAAGTTGATTGACAACTGTAGTCTATTGTCAATGATACTGATCGTGTTAATTAACGACTGTATCTTCTGATCGCCTGTCTGACTGAAGTCCTCTGCGAGTACTCCTGAACCGTTCACTAAGACTGCGAGTGTCCCCGCCAATGTCAGTTTGTTTAATTGTTTCATCTGTTAAATCCTCTCCTATACGTAACAGCTTATCCCAAAACTTCTTATTGTCTTCATACCCAACTATAAATACGTCAGGGTTTTCTCTGTATTTGTCTACAGCTTTCTTACCCATCAGTAGTTTACCAGTTATAACATCCATAATAGGGCAAGGTGTGGATGCTAGTATCATTGCCTTGAATACATTAGGATCGTCACAGATAATAGATATCCCTGAAATCTGTAAACCTAGACCACCTAGTTGTTGTGGTGTACCTAAGAGCCTACTATTCTTTCTTCTGTTACAGTACTCATCTTGTTTCATTGTACCCTGTGAGTAACCAAACAGACTAACCTGTAGACCTGATGTTGTAGGTAACAAGCAACTGTCGTTACCTCCACCACCCATAACTGTAGGTGCTATTGCTGACATAGCTGGTGCTGCTTCACCTGCACCTGTAGCATTGTAGTTGTTAGTTGTACTATCAGTATTATTGTTACTACTTACAGTTGAGTCTTCGTAGTTGTTACTGAAGTCACCTAACTCTACATTGTCAGCTAGTGCAATCGTCACCAAGGACAGCTTTAAAATCAGGATCTTGGCAGAGAAGTTTAGTAGCTGCTTCAGGGTTACCAAGAAGGGAGAGTGTTCGAGCATTTAAGTTTCTCTGACATTTAGGTTCGTTGTTAGGACAAACAGATGGGTACTCTATGATCGTAGATGAACAACCAGTTAGGATAACTAAGAGTAACAAACATCTGCTAGTCTTTAGCATTCATAGCTTCCATCATTATACGGATAGACTTAATGTTTTCATCTATACGAGCTAGAGTTAAGGCTTGGCTTTGTACTACAGTCTCTAACCTTTCAAGACGTACCTCTTGCCTGAGTATTTCCTTAGTGTTATTCTTTACGTTGTTATCTAAGGACGATACATACCAGACAAGGGCTATGGTTTGACACACTATAGCTACAACTAATGTGATGGGTACTGACTTAGAGAGATGCCATTCTGTGTCTTTGTTTATCATTTAGTAAATCCTGCTCCGAAGTATAGGCCAACTATAGCTGACACAATGTGAGTATCCAATGGTGTTATGACAAAGCCAGATGCAGCTTGCCATCTTACAGTCTCGTTAGCACCGAGAAGCCAGTTAAATATACCACCCTCTACCTCAGTGTAACCAACAATTACATTTACTTCAGGGTAGAATACAGCAACTAACTTAGGTAATACTATGATAGCAAACACAGCAGACAGAGCTATGAGCCTACGTGTCCAAGCAAAGTGTTTGTCATTCTTACCTGCATTACGAGCCTCATCTACAGCACCCCTGTTGAACTCAGCTCTTTGTAGTAGCATCTCGTTCTGTGCTTGTTTAGCTTTAATGCTTTGTCCCCATATGGACATGACCCCACCGAGAACGGTAGAGCCTAGCATTGTAATTAGTTCTAATGGTAATCCAAACATTTGTTTAACTTTCTTCAGTTTACACTTAATGTACCAAGAGTTTCGTTTAGGTCAGGTTTAGTCCAAGACTTCAACACTGTTCCGTCTGATTTACGGATGTCATATTTCGTACCTGTTCTTTTTCCGTTTGTCTCAACAGAAGTAGTAACAATATCCACAGCTTCTTCACCTGTTTTTGCAACAAGATTATAAGTAATTAGTCTACGTTTTAGCAAACCTCTAGGGTAATTGTTTACTGAAACATTGTTTACTTTTTCTTTACCAGATTTAAAGTTAGTAGTGAACCCAATTAAATTGGCAGTTGTTTGAGTAGATGCATCTTTGCTTGTCTCATCCAACATTGTTTTAACAGAAGACCAACCTGTACTTTTAACACCACTATTCCAAGCTATATCATATGCAGCTTCTTTAGCCTTATCCGATAAATCTTTAAAACCTGTACCGTAATTTTCTCCAGCTTGCTTTCC